CCTACCTTTTTAGGATTATGCATTATTAAATATTAATATATATAGATGTATATTATAATAAATATAATTCATAATATACATATAATGAATATAAGTAAATTAATAGATGATTGTTTTATTATGTTATGCGTTCCATCCAAAAATTGTGGAATAATATGGGGTGCTAGTTGTATAATAATAAATTGTCATCATTGTTTCTGTAAAAAAAATTCTCCATGTAGAAATAATCAAGAACATCTAACCGAAACAAATAATGTAAATATCATAAAAAACCATATGAATAGGATCAATACCTAATCTTCGTCTTCATCTTCATCACAAGCACTTTCACAAAGAAATTCTCCAGTTCCTTTCATTTGAACTATATTTTCAGTTTTACCACATAAGTCACACTGTGCTTCTTTATTATTTGGCTCTTCTTGTATGAATAAAATATCACCAAATCCATCATCATTAAAATATCCGTCACATAAACAGCATTTTACCCATTGTCCTTGTTGATAATTTTCTTCCGTATCTTCTTCAAAGTCCCAATCTGGTGGGTATCTTTCACAATTGGTATTCAAACATAATTTATATTCTTTGTCTTCCATAGTGTTATTCTATATAATAAAAAGTTTTTATATCTTTTTATTATATTTTTTGCGAACTTAAATATTTATTTTGTTTAAAGGTTGTTTGGCCAATTTAATCATTTTTTTACGTGTTTTATTGTCAAGAAAACGCCAAATATAAGGCATTTTTTTATGTAATGTGTTTGAATATACGCTATTATTAGTATTTTTTATTAGTTTTCTTGATCTTCCTGATAACTTAGATGTATGACTACACCAATTCTTTGATTTTTGTTTATTTGTAACACAATAAGATGGCTTACAACCTTTAACACAATCTCCACAGGGTACCTTGTTACACAGTTTATTTTTTACGATATCACGCGGCTTCATATATCTACGTTTTGTGTTGTTTTTTGGCATTATATATACATTATATATTTTTTCATATACCAAAATTAAAGATTTCCTTGTAATTCATCTAATTTCATTTCTAATTCTAATATTTCATTTTCAGTTAAAATACCTTTCTTTTTACCATCTTTTAATTTTTTTTGTATGTTTTTTAATTCTTTTTTCTTTTCTTTTTCTGTTAATTCAACTTTCTTTTCAATCTTTACTTCATTTCCTAACGCATCAAATACTGTTTTATTCTGTTCTTCAAAATTTAATTCTTTAGATGATTCCATTGCTACATCTAATGATTCACCTTCTTTTCTTAATAAACCTTTTTCCATTATCCATTTTTCTTGAGTTACAGCATTTGTAAATTCGCGATTATGTGAAATTATTACTACACCTCCTTTAAATTCATGAATAGCATTTGTTAATGCGCCTAATCCATCACGGTCTAAGTAATTTGTAGGCTCATCTAATATTACCAAATGAGGATTTTGCCATAACGACGCAGCTAACACAACCTTTACTTTTTGACCACCAGATAATGACTTTATCAAAGTATGATTTGCTTGTTCTGGGTCTATTCCAAAATCAGCAAAATGTTTTTCTATATCTTTTGTTGTTAAAGATTTTGAAACTAAACCTTCCTTTACCGCTTCCTTTTCATCATGTCGCTGAACTAGTTTTATAGCACCCATCTTTATCAAAATATCACGTTTTACCCACATTGTTGATTCTTCAGATAAACCTTTCCATTTTACTTCATATTCTTTTATTTTTAATGATTTATTCTCACGCCTTTCTAATATCATATCTGGCTGTACTGCTTTAGATTCTTCTTTAGGTGTAGTACATTCTTTTAATTCCATTACATCTGTTGTTATTATATGGTATTTTATCTTCTTTTGTTCTTCTTCTGGGTCTTTATTTATCATATCAATTCCTTCTTTATCTTCATTTCCAGCAAAACGCCACATAATATATTGGGTTGGTGTTTTATGTAAATGTTTTTCCAAATGATGAAATGCGTGCTGTGCTATATATGCTACACGTAATCCAGGATGTTTTGTAACTTTTCCTTGAGTTGTTTTTAATTCTCCTATCAATATTTTTATAGCTGTTGATTTTCCAGCACCATTTGCTCCAATTACTCCTACACGAGATACGCGGGAACATTCTATATTAATATTACGAATTGTTGGAGTATCTCTAGAAGGATATTGAAATGTTACATTTTCCATTTTTAATAAGGTTTTTGACATACTTTTTACTCCTTCTAATGGTCCTGGTTCTGGGAATACAAACTTTACTACGTCGTTTTTCAATTCAAAATATCCCTTTTTTTCTGGGAATGCTTCTACAAATTCATTCAATACCTTTCCATGAGTTCCTGAAAACATTTTTAATTTACGATTTTGAAAATCTATTATATGAGTACACATTTCATTTAAAAATCCAGAATCATGAGAGGTTGTTATAATTGAACCACCATTTGTCATAAAATCTTGAAGCCATTTTTTTATCCAAGCTATATTTGTTACATCCAAATGACCCGTTGGTTCGTCCAACATCAGAATATCAGCATTCATTAATGTAGCAGCACATAACTGCATCTTCATTTTCCAACCACCTGAATATGTTGTTACTCCCATTTCCATATCAGCTGCACGATCTTTTCCTATATCTTTCTTTGCATTTCCAAATCCTATTTTTTCCATTACACCTTCAACTTGCTCACGAGTAACTAATGGTTGCATATTATATATTACATTACAACAATGAACAACCCAATCTACACCACACAAGTCTATATTTAATATTGGAAATCCTTTATCATCTTCACCTACTTCCATTTCTGGAATTTCGTGTTCTACAAATATTGTTTTTAATTCATCTTTTTTAGGGAATCCTTCTACTTGCTCTTTTGATATCGCACGCATTAATGTTGTTTTACCACAATTGTTTGGACCTAACAAACCATAAAATCTATTTTGTTTTAAATGTAAATTTGTATTATTCAATAATGTTAATGCACCATAAGCTAATGAAAAATTACCTTTATATAAATCCTTTCCTTCTTCTGTATCCTCAAATATATCTTCTTTTACTATAAAAAAATCTTTTGAATTTGTTAATATTTTTTCTACCATATCTTGAAGTAGGTTCGTATTTTCAAATTTTATATATTTTTCAAAAATTCTTATCCATTCTGATTTATCAAATGAATTACTATTACACATGTTGGTTAATAATATTGATAAATATGTTAAATTATTAAATTCTATTGTCAAATTATTACTGGTAGCTTCATTATTTAATATTGTTATAAATTCTTGAATATCTTTTTTATAACTTGTATTCTCATCAACTGAACAACATGATTTTAATGTATTTAATGATTTATTACTTACTTTTCGTGCTTCTGGATCACTTATTGTATCATTACAATATTCTAGCTTTGTTTTTAAACTTGTGAAAAATGGTAGAATCTCCTTAGGATGTTCTATTAATTTACACATATTATCTACAATTATACATGATAAACGCTTTGTTACTGTTTTATTATCGGTTAATCCACGTAATAATATTGGAGTGATTATTGATAATGCTGGTGATTCTACATTTTGAACAAATACACAACTAGCCAATTCTTCTACACAATCATATATACTTGATGGAGCTGTTAATCCTTTTAATACTACTGGAATAAAACTATCTAAATCAGAATTTCCACTACAATGTAATAACTGTTCTAATACTATCATCGCATTCTTTTTTACACCTTGGTTTATATCATTTACATCTAATGATATTATTGGAATTAATCCTGGCATGCATATTCGTATTTGCTTTGGATTTCTGTTTATTAATGTTTGATATGCTAGATACGCATATTGTTTTTCAAAACGAACTGATCTTTTCATTATATCACATAATATATCACTAACATAAGGAGTACACCAAGGTTCTAACTTATTTATTATATTATTTATACTTTTTTCAGCATATTCAAATATAGGTTTTTTATTTTTATATTTATAAATTTCAAATACGTTTTCTAGTAATATTAATAAATTTATATCATGGATTGATGATAAATCTATACTATTTACATCCTGATAATTTGTCTTCAAACATTCACATAATTCATCCACGTTATCAAGACCTTTTGTTATGGATACTTTATGTAAATAATCCATAACTCTATTATACTACCATATTTTATTTTTATATCCATATAAAATTGATATTATTATACTTATATTATTATATATAATTATAATAATGAATACATCAAATAATATTATTCCTGGCTATAATGGCATTATGCCACTTGACCTTAACCTTGTTGATCCTAAGTTTTGGAAAATTGCTACAAATCAACACTATAAAGATATTTCTGAATATAAAAAAGAACAATCTTTATTACCAACAAAATTACGATATGAAAATACAGTTGCGCGTATTCAAAAATCAAAACAGAAGTTTGATGAAATTGTAAATAAACGTATTTTAAAAATTAAACAAGAAATTGATATTCAAGACCAGAAACGTATTGAACATTACTATAAAAATAATTAACTATATCTTTCCCATAAAAATTGACCTATAAAAATTAATCCATTCATTAATAATATTACTAATTTAAATAATAAATCATCATTTCTATCTATATCGTTCTTCATAAATTCCAACATTGTCATTAAATCTAAAGCTAAATATACCGAATGTTTTACTAATCTTGACTTTGTACGTGGGATTATTTTTTCATAGTTTTCTACATTCCAACTACTTGGAGGAACCATCTTATGCTTTATTTTTATTGACTTTTTATCTTCATTCTCATCATCCTCTAAATTTATATCATTTAATATATCATCACGATAAAATATATATTTTGATAAAAATACTTCATATGGGGCTCTTGACCTCCATAACATATATCCATAATCTGTTAATAACCATTCTATACGATGAATTATATAATACGCGGTTTTTATATCTACATCTTCTATACTTCCTACATCATCTAATTTAAAACCTTTTCTTGTATAATAATCTACAAACATTTCTGTACGATGCATACGAGATTTTAATTGAATATAATTCATTTTATGATGCTGATTATTAAATAATGCTACCCAATAATAGTTTATTATATCATATAATCCCGGTTTTCCATCTAAATAATATTCTAATGATCGTATATTATCTATATATGGATTTATATGTTCTTCCATTACTATTATATCAAAACTATATTTATATTATTGCAAATATACATAATTAATTATGAAACTTAAATACATACATGTATATTAAATCAAATTAAATGAATAAACCTACAAGATATTCAAAAAGATTAAAAGGAGAATCTCCTGAATATGGGTTATATTCTACCAAATGTTCAATATGTCTAGAAAACAAACAACTAGATTTATTTTATAATAATCCATACTGTAATCATCATATATGTATGACTTGTTTGTATAAATGGTGTAATATTAGTTTAAAATGTCCTACTTGCAAACAACAATTATATGTTCAACCTGTTTATGAATACTTAAATGATGATGAAAATGTTATATATCCTCCATTCTATCCACCTATATATTTTGCTGTTATACCTCCTCCAGCATGGACTATCAAAATATTTACATTTATATTAAAAATCTGTTATTATATAACATCTTCTGATTATGAAAATATATCAGAACGTTTGAATAGAGCTTTAGAATAAATATTTTACGTAAAAAAGTGAAAAAAAGTGAAAAAAGAAATGGTTCAACAAATAAAAAATGGACATTTTAAAAATGTCCAATTTTGCTTTTCTGAAAATAGAATTTTTTAAACATATTTGAAAAAACGGTTTATTTGCAAAATGCAATAAATTATAATTATATTTTGTATATTTGTTTGCATAATTTTTTTAAATATTTTATGCGGAATATGTGCGGTGTTTTTATATATCCTTATTTTAAGGACAATTTAGGACATTTTAGGATATGAAAAAAACACCAAAAAACACCGAAAAATTTTCATGCGAATATTGTGACTTTAAATGCTCTAGATTAGCAGAATGGAATAGACATATAACAACAGCAAAACATATAAATCGGATAAATGGGATACAAAAAACACCAAAAACACCAAAAATACATAAATGTAATTGTGGAAAAGAATATAAGTATAGTAGAGGTTTATGGGAACATAAAAAGAAATGTTCTTATGAATTAAATGAAGAGTTATCAAGTAAAGACGTATCTATATCAACAGATAAATCACAAGATTCATCTTTAACATTAGAATTGTTAAAACAGAATCAAGATTTTCAACAGATAATGAAGGAACAAAATAAAATGTACGAGAAACTATACAAAGAAAATAAACAAATGCGAGAAAATCAACATAAAATGACAGAACAAATGTTAGAAATAGCAAAGAATAGTGGCAATACAAATAATAGTCATAATACAACAAACAACATAACAAATAAATTTAATTTAAATGTATTTTTAAATGAAACTTGTAAAGACGCTATAACACTGAATGATTTTATAAAATCAATAGAACTAAATACAACAGACTTTGCTAGAACAGGTGAAATAGGATTTGTAAAAGGTATATCTCATGTAATGGTAGAACGAATCCGTGACATGGAGCCTCATAACCGACCAATTCATTGTACAGACTTAAAGAGAGAAACAATATATATAAAAGAAGATGAAAAATGGGAAAAAGATGATGCTAATAAAACAAAATTACGACAAGCGGTAAAAGAAGTCGCGCATAAGAATCAACAACAACTATATCCTTGGCAAGATGAGAACCCAAATTATGAAATATTAGATACTCCAGAATGTGAGAAGTTTTTTGATTATTCACAAGCATCATTAGGAGGATATGGAGAAGAAGAGGATACAAAATTTGAGAATAAAATAATAAGTAATTTATTAAAAGAAGTAGTAGTGGAAAAATAAAGAGTATAGTAAATACGTTCATTCAATAATAACTAAATATCAAGATAATGAAATGATATTAAACATATTATTATTTTTACTATTATCT